TGAAGATGAAGGTTTTTCAGTATATGTAGTATGGGAATCAGATTATTTAGAAAATAGATCACAAACAATAAAAAAGGTAATTGAATGGATACAGAATACACAAAAATAAAATCAATTGAATGTTTAGGAGAAAAGGATTGTTATGTATATGATATTTCAATGAAAAATAATGACCCATTCTTTTTTGGCAATGATATACTATTACATAACACCGACAGCGGGTATTTCTCAGCATATCCAGTAATGAAAAATCAACCAGAGTTTGCAGACTTTGAATGGTCTAAAGAAAACGTTGTTGAATTATATGATAAAATAGGTGAGATTACCAACGCAAGCTTTCCAGAGTTTATGAGGTCTGCGTTTAACTGTCCAGAAGACAAAGGTTCTATTATTCGAGCTGCAAGAGAACTATGTGCTAGCAACGGATTGTTTATTACCAAGAAACGATATGCGGTGTTAATTTATGATAAAGAAGGTAAAAGAAAAGATACGAATGGCAAGCCTGGCGAAATTAAAGCAATGGGACTTGATCTAAAGAGATCTGATACTCCAAAAAGCGTTCAGGATTTCTTAAACGATATTCTAGTAGGAATTCTAACAGATAAAAGCGAAAAAGATATTCAAGAACAAATACGGTTGTTTAGAAAAGAATTTAGAAATTGGCCAGGTTGGCTAAAAGGATCGCCAAAACGAGCCAATAAAATTACCTACTATGAAGATCTAATGAATAATCCTAATGGAGTTAAAAAAACTATACCAGGGCATGTTCTAGCCAGTATAAATTGGAATAGATTAAAGAAAATTCATAATGATTATTATTCTATGCCAATACAGGACGGGTTTAAGGTGATTGTGTGTAAACTTAAACCAAATCCCAGCGGTCTCACCAGTGTTGCATATCCGGTTGACGAATTAAACTTACCCGAATGGTTTAAAAAGTTGCCATTTGACGATGAAATAATGGAAGAAACGCTTATTACTAAAAAAGTAGAGAATCTATTAGGAGTACTGAAATGGGATTTAGATTCTAACAAAGACGATAATAGTTTTAATGATTTATTTAAATTTTAAAGGAGATAATGATGTTGCCTAAACAAGTATATAGCCCTGAAGAACTTAAAATTTTAGTTGACGCACTCAATGGCGCTCCAGCATATTTGTCTAAGAGGTTCATTTTAAAGCATCTGTGTGGGTGGACAGATGGGATGATCGCAGAGAATGTAAAGATGAAAAATGAAGAGTCAATGATGATACAACAAGGAGATAAGGTATGGCGCTAAAAGATTATTTAAAAGACATCACAACTTATGTTGTGAGCACTGGATTTTTTGAAAGAATTAAGATCACTGCATCACCACAGGAAATTTTAATCGAATCAATGACAAAAGAAAAAGAAATTATTCTCAAAGGTAAATTTGATAAACCTCTTGCAGACTTAACAGGTGAATGTGGTCTTAGCAATTTATCATTGCTTCAAACAATTACTAGCGATCCGGAATATCTGCTAGACGAAACTACAATGACAGTGGAATATGAAATTCGAAACGGTGAAAAAGAACCATCTGAAATAACATATCAAAATAAAAGCAACAGCCATATCAATTATAGATTTATGCCAAAACAGTTAGTGCCTGATCAGCCTAAATTTAATGAACCACCTTGGGATGTAGTCATTAAGCCAAACAAAGCGAGCATTCAACAGTTTGGATGGGCAGCAAATGGTCTTGCAGCTTACGAACAATATTTTATTCCAAAGATTACAGATGGAAATCTAAGATTTTATATCGGCGATGAATCAGCATCGACACAAAGAGGCGGTGTAGTTTTTGCAACCGATCTAAAAGAAAAATTTGAAAGCCCACACAAGTGGAAAATTCAACTACTACAAGGAATTCTCAAACTTGCTGGATCGTGCGACTGTGAAATGAGTTTCTCAAATAAAGGAGCTATTCAAGTAAAATTAGAAACAGGAATAGCAACATATAATTATATTTTTCCTGCAAAGGTTAGATAATCAAAAAGCCCAGTTAAACACTGGGCTTTTTTTTGATATTTTTATCATAATTAAATTGATGGTCGTATCAACAATTATTATTATCTTTATATACATAGGAGATTTAAATGTCAAAGCAACCGTCAACAAGAATGATATACGTCACATTTCAAAAAGAAGGTATACATAAGTATCCTGCAGCATCTACAGATCCTACATTAGCGACGGGCGAGTGGGACGACGTGAGCTTTTTAGGTGTTCCACATCGACACATATTTCATTTTAGAGTTTCCATATCTGTTGTACATAATGACAGAGATATCGAATTTATACAGTTTAAGCGCTGGTTAGAGAGGTTATATGCTGATAACACTCTTCAGCTAAATTTTAAAAGCTGCGAAATGATAGCCGAAGATTTATATGCAAAGATTAATGAAAAATATCCAAACCGTAAAGTAATTATTGAAATAGCCGAAGATGGTGAAAACGGCGCAGTAATGGAATGGAACGAGTAAATAGAAAGGCGTTATAATAATGCGTAAGTTATTTTATTGTGGACTTGAGTCGTACGAAGCAAGATACACTCTCCAATTAACAGATTGGACTAAGAGAGTATTAGATCGTAGAAACATAAACTATGTTATCGTTCCAGGAGAAAATTTGGATAACTCTGGAGAAATCATAACTGGCCAAGTTCTTGATGCACATGGTAGAAGTTATTTCTCTATGAGTCAGATGATGAATTTAGTAAAAATGATGCGACACGGTGAAGTTACCGGTGAAGACGTTGTATTATTCGAAGATATGTTTAGCCCCGGAATTGAAAGCTTACCATATATTATAAATCAAATTCCTGCACATCTACGTCCTAAAATATATGTTAGATGCCTAGCACAAACCATTGATCCCGACGACTTTGTACATGTATGGAACATGGAGCAGTGGATGGGATTTTACGAAAAGATGTGCAATGAATTTGTTACAGGTGTATTAGCTACTAACGAAGAAATGGTAGCACATATGAAAATTGCCGGGTGGAAAGCTCCAATTTATAATATCAGCGGATTAAGCTTTGGAAAAAATGAAGTATTAGAAAGAGTTGGCGGATCAAGTAAAATTAAGTCATTCGCTAATAGATCTATGCGTGTAGCATTTGCTGCTAGATTTGACCAAGAAAAACAGCCTGAGTTTTTTATGGATTTAATCAATAAAGTAAAGGCTAAAAGACCTGACGTAATTTTTAGTATATTAAGCGGTGGAACACTTAAAAGTAACGCACCCGAATCATTGGCTAGAGCTAGACATATGGCTACAGACGGTAAATTGGAAATACGAGAAAATTTATCGAAAAATGAATATTACAATTTATTAAATGATACAAGAGTATTATTTAATTGTGCTCTCCAAGACTGGGTAAGCAATACTGTTTCAGAAGCAGACACACTTGGATCAAATGTTCTATATCCTGCATATAGATCATTTCCAGAAACATTTGCAAATGATGCTGACAGGTTATATGTTCCGTGGAGTATAGACGATGCAGAAACTAAGCTTTTTTCATTGCTAGAAAAACCACATGTTAGACAAGGGCAGATTAGCGATTGGAACGACAAGACAATTGATAGAATTATTGACATTGTATCTGGTAATGGAGAACAATGGCTTAGAAATTCAATTGACTATAGACAACATACTAGAGTGAGAAAATATTAATGAGCAAAAAAGAATACGATTTCCAAGATCTTACCGTCAGCAATAAAGACTATGCTGTGTTTTTACCAAGCATTAGCAGTATATATGTTAGGTTTGTTAGCAATAACTTTTTAGGGAAACGAGAACGATTTCCAGAAGGTCTAGCAAGAAAATGGGACGATTTAGATTTTCTCAGTCAAAAAACAGATCTATTTAATTATAAATGGGCACTGTACAGTGCAGGACATGCAGAACATGATATTGCACGATCTGACATTGAAGAATCAATGGTACAAAAAAGAAACAGAGACGAAACTGTTATTGTTGGTGATAGCGGAGGATTCCAGATAGCAACCGGAGTTCTTAAATGGCCGTGGTTACCGAAAAAAAATCAATCTGATGTTGATTGGAAGGCAGACCAAGATACAATTAGAATGAATATTCTTAGATGGTTGGAACACACTGCAGATTGGAGTATGATTTTTGACTTTCCTCCCGGTGGTATTGACAGATTTGGTTTTGATGAAAAAACTGGACAAGCTTTACACCCAGGACTAAAATCCTACGAAGATTGCTTAAAAGGCAGTATAGAAAATGCCAAATTCTTTATGAAACACCGTCGTGAAGGAGCAACTAAATTCCTTAACGTATTGCAAGGAAGAAACTCTGAAGAAGGTGACGAATGGTGGGAAATTTGCAAGGATTGGCCTTTTGAAAGCTGGGCATTTGCAAACGTACAAGGACATAGTCTTGCACTTAATCTTAGACGAATTATAATTATGCGCGATTCTGGCTATTTAAACCCAGGCAGAGATTGGCTACATTATCTAGGAAATGGAAAAATCTATTCTGCATGTAGCTTAACAAATATTCAACGTTGCTTGAGAAAATACGTAAACCCTAATGTTACATTATCATATGATGCAGCAAGTCCATTTGTTATGACTGCTAAAGGGCAGATGTATGGAACTTATGAAATAAGCACAGAAAAACTAAGATTTAAAGGTGGTTCTATACCTGACGCAAAAGAACTAAAAGGTAGCAAAACCTTGCTTAACGATTACATTCTTGAAATGTTAGATAAGAAAAATATACAATCAGAAATTAATAGCACATTTAAAGACTTATTTGATTACAATGAATCCTATAGAAACTCAGTGGTAGAATCATCCATAAGTCGTAAAATAACACTTGGCGATATTTGTGTTAAAGGATATGAAGATGTAAATGGTAAGGATATTGAACAAACCATTGAAGCCATCCAACAAGAGATGGGAGTAATTCAATGGGATCAATTTGAAACAAAACATAAGAAGTATCCAAGCAGTCTTGATGGTCTTAGCTATATTTTATTGATGAACCATAACGTCGAATTACACATTAAAGGTTGTCAGGAAGCGTGTAGATGGATGGATCAACCTCTTAATATTGCTACTCAACATCTACCATCCGAGGTGCTAGAATTTAAAGACTTATGTGAAGACATTTTTACTAGCGAAAAACCGTTGTCGTTGATTAACAAACACTGGAAACTGTTAGCTAATGCAACCGGTATGGATGCAGATGTTAATTTAACAATGGACATAACAAAGGTAAGTTCATAATGAAAAGAGATTATACAGATGGTGTAAAAACTAACGTAACTTTTTTTACAGGATACGAAATTGAAGCCACACCTGCAAAAGGACTAAAAACACTATTTGTAGTTGGTACTCCGCCAGTAAATGAAATATTAGTTAACTATTCTAATTTAGAATGCGAGCATATATACCTTGGTGCAAATCAAAGCTTTGAGTTACCTTTTATAGATAACAATAGGCTAGAAATTATTGCGCAATGGGATACAATGATTAAAAAATTATTGGTTACCGGTATACTAGTTACCTTAGATTTTGATATAGAATACCTTGAATATGTACAATCAACTAATTTCTGTGATTACAATAACTTTATTCCACAGATTTCTGTAAAAATACCAAATATCAGAAAACTCAATTATAATGCAACATTAAAAATTGATGACGTTGATTTTAAAGCTACAAATCCAGGTGTTTGGTGTCATAGACTACACGATTTGCAATCAGTTGACAAATTTACTAATTGGCACGAATATAGAAAGGACAAAACGCTATGAACGATAGTGACTTAATCAATGAAAGAGAAAAAGTTTTTGAACACTACAGGCAACTGGCTAAAAAAAGAAATAATCTAGAAGATTTAATTAAAAAGCAAAAAACAGATCTATTTATTTTACAGGAGTCATTGGCAGACATTAACCGTGATACTAATAAAATAGCTAAATTAATCGAGTTGATGATTGTACATGACTGTGATCCAGTTGAAGCAAAATTAAAGTATGAAGACATAATAGAAAACGAAAATAATAAAGCCGAATCCACTGCTTCAACCAGTGCCGGATATGTTATCCCTAACAGTGGTACTTTATTATATAAAAACAACATACTAAAGGTTTAAAAATATGCAAAATAAATCGCAATCAGAAATATTTTTTGAAAAATATAGATTAAAATTAAAAGAAGCCGAAGAGATGTCCAACGAGTTAAAAAAAGCCGAATCAAAAGTAAGTTCTATGCGAAAAGATATATCCAGCATCTACAGTGAAATATCAGCAATGCGATCAATAATAACTGATATGATCGACAATGGATGGGATCCAGTTGAAACACAATTAAAAAGAGATACGACCAATATAAAAACAACATTTTGGGATATAATTATAGATGATAACGCACCGGCAACTTATATAGATACATCGGTTGGTCAGGTAACATGCAGAATTATATAAAAATAATATAAAATAAATTGTCTTTGTTCGATATTAATTATATAATAGAAATAGATAAATACATTTGTTACACAACGGTAACAAATTCTGTAGAAATACAGCGTTAAAGGTAAACGATAGACCTTATTGCTATGGAGGGCAATTATGAGCTTTAATAAAATGAAAATCGATTCCGAATTAGGAATTAAAATACATCAACATTTAATCGAATGCGGGGTAGAAACTCCCACAATAGAAACAAACAATACAATTTCAGAAAAAATAGCTATCATAGAACAGAAATATACTGATATAATGAATACTCTTGGGTTGGATTTACGAGACGATAGTTTAGTAGAAACTCCAAAGCGAGTAGCTAAAATGTTAGTATTAGATCAATTTTGGGGAATGGATCCGTTGAATTTTCCTAAAAATACAATGATAGAAGATAAAATGAAAATTGACGAAATGGTTACTGTAGGTAGCATACAAGTCAATTCTGTATGTGAACACCATATTCTTCCAATTTTAGGCAAAGCATATGTATCATATATTGCACAAGGAAAGGTAATTGGACTTTCAAAATTGTCGCGTGTAGTTGAATATTTTTGTAAGAGACCACAGGTACAAGAGCGATTAACTTCTCAAATTTACCATTCGTTGTCATATATGTTAGGAACTGAAAACGTAGCAGTTGGCATTAGAGCCGTACATCTTTGTATGACTACGCGCGGTGTAGAAGATCGAAATGCATGGACACAAACTACTAAACTAGGCGGTGCGTTTAAAACTGATCCGCAGACAAGATCTGAATTTCTACGCATGATTCCAAATGACTAATAAAATTTATCCCGATGTATTACGATCTTACATCAATGATAACACAATTACTAGAAAATTGAGCAGAACTGGAAAATATTCTGCTCAATTTTCAAAATTTATTCAATTTTGTGATATCAATAACATTGATCTAGGTTCACTTATTGAATGTGATGCAAGAACAATAAAATTGCTCATTAATAATAACTTACCAATACCTAGATGTATATGTGGAAAAATTACGACTATACTAATTAATAAAGAAGGTGAATATTATCCTAGTCGATGTTCTATAGCATGTAGAAGTAATGATAGAAAATATACTTCTAAGATTTCTAAAACAAAATCAATTCAATATTCTGATATTAACTGGAAAACAGCAATCGAAAATAAGAAAATTAAAACCACATACGCAAATTACGGTGTTAATTATCCTATGCAAGATATATCAATTTTTGAAAAACAACAAGTACGATGTTTTAAGAAGGATAAAAATGGACTTCAAGGATATGAACCATTTATATTTCCATTCTTACAGAACTTATATGATGATATACAATTAGGACTTAAATATTTAAAAAATAATAACATGAAAATTAAATGGATAGATGGCACAAAAATCAGACATTCTTATCCAGATTTTTTTGTGCCATCTATAAATTCATTCATAGAAATAAAAAGTATGTATACATATCAATTACATTTTAATAAATTAATGAAATGTAAAGATGCATTAAATCTTATGAATTACGGATATATCGTTGCAATAGTAAATCCTAATAAATCGTATTCTTTTCAAACATATAATATAAAGCATATAATAGATTAAAAGGAATATTATGAAAAAAGTAAAGAGGTTTAAAGAACTACCTTTCTATAATCCATTGTATGAGGACAACTACTATTCTAGCTATGATGCCAGAGCTCCTCGTGTTATTGGACATAGAGTTTTTATACCAAAAGAAAATAACACTGTAAGTATAAACCACACATTTAACTCCGCTTACAAATTTGGAACAACACATGTTGAAATGAAAAGATGGGACGGATTTAAACTATTAATCGAGTATGAAGAAGCAGCCGGTGCAGATTTTAACTGGCCAATGATTCATTTATTACCAGTAGTAATTAATACAGAAAAAGAGGAAATCAATGACTAATCTACCTATAGCTTACAACTATGTAAGCACAAAAGAATACCACAATGCATTTCCGTGTGCATACAGACAATGGCGCGCAGACAGTCATTGTAACTTAATACATGGGTACAGCTTTAGTATGAAATTTTACTTTGGCACTAACCAATTAGATATACGCCACTGGGTTGCAGATTATGGCGGTCTTAAAGAACTAAAAAACTTCTTAGAAAATAAGTTTGATCATACTCTATTAGTAGCACAAGACGATCCTGAACTAGAAACATTCAAGTTATTAGAAAAGAAGAAAATGGCAAAACTAACAATATTGCCACGCCTTGGATGTGAAGGATTAGCAGACATATTATACAAATATGTCAATGGAGTTTATATACCAGATATGTGGGGGCCCGGAGAAGCTGCTAGACTGTGGTGTTTCCGTGTCGAAGTTAGAGAAACCGTTGCTAATATGGCTTTTAGAGAAGGTCATAGAGAATGGAATGAAGATTTGTTTGAAGGATTATAGTATGACAGAAGCTAAAACATATACAGCAAAAGTTGCCGAAGAAGATGGGAAAATAGTATTGGTGTTTTCCCCAGAGATGTTATTAGATCTAGGATGGTCAGAAGGCGATAACATTGTGTGGGACGTAAGAGACGATGCTATTGTAGTTAAAAAAGAAGACTAAAATGGCACAGTCTGGTACATCTTCTGCTCCAGTGTATAGCAATATAACTATAAGCACTACATCAGTTGGCTCATATAGGGTTATACCTAGCACTATATATACTGGTACAGGTAATCCGTTTGCTGTTGCTACAGCCCCGCCAACTGCTATACAAATTAACAGTCAAACTACATCTGAACCTATATTAAAAATACACCAAGATGGACGTATTGAATATTCTGGAAAACCCAGTGAAGCAGCAGACGCATTTTATAAGTCATTATGCGGTAGTATTGATATAAAAGCAGCAGGTGAACTAGCACTTGAAAAAACCTATCGACGTGCGATTAAGCGTTGCTTAAATCAAGCAAAATCAATGTCACACGAAGATTTTATAGCTATGCTAGAAACGGAACTTGAAACTAGAAATAGTAAAGCTGTTCTAATGAGGCTTACCGAGGACGAATGACTAAAATATAGTTATGAACTTATTTGTATTGAGATAAATAATCATAATAAGATTATGTTGAGAATCCTAATGAAAGCTAAAACCAAAAGCGAACTATTATCATTATACTATAAAAAACATAGTAACTATTATGACTATTCAAAATTTGATCTATCAAATAAAATACATAATAAGGTAACTATCATATGTCCAATCCATGGAGATTTTTTGCAAAATCATTTAGATCATCTAAAGAGCGGATGTCCTAAATGTTCATTACATACTCAACGAATTAAAAGATCAAAATTTTTGATAAAGGATCTTGCACATCTTGATCAAATTACAAATTATCAATTTGATTTTTCTAGATCTGTTTTTGTTAGTACAAGCAGCAGATTATGTGTTAAATGTAACAAACATAATCTAATTTTTTATAACACTGCGTATCATATTGCTCGAGGTGCAGGGTGTAGTCAATGTAAAAAAGATAAAATAAGCATTAAAAAAAGATTAACTACAGAAGAATTTATTAATAGAGCAAATATAAAACACAATAAAAAATACGACTATTCACATGTTATGTATAAAACCCTTTTAGACCTAGTTTCCATTATTTGTCCAAAACATGGATTATTTAAACAAAAACCAAGAGAACATTTATCTGGCTCAGGATGTCAAGAGTGTGCTAATAGCCGTGTTAGCAAAATATCTCAAGATTGGTTAAATTCTTTAAATTTATCAAAAATAATAAAAGAACATATTATAATAACTGAGAACAGATGGTACAAAGCTGATGGGTACGATCCTATGACAAATACAATTTACGAATTTTATGGTGATTATTGGCATGGGAATCCAGCTATATTTGAAAAACATGATCTCAACCCATCAGCTGGGCTTACATTTGGTGAGTTGTATCAACGAACATTGGATCGAGAAAATAATTTAAAAAAATTAGGATACAATATTACAACAATATGGGAAAAGGATTATGTTAAAAACATTAAAAAATATACTTAAATGGGTGGGAAGAGAAAGAAATATATATGACCAAACCACTGGTGATTTATACCTAACTAGATATTATCTGTTCTTAGAAAACAGAACTATATTTCCTTTTAATATATTTCTACATCAATTTCATAAAAGCGATGATCCAATTCTTCATGATCACCCGTGGAACTACATTACTATAATAGTAAAAGGTGGTTACTGGGAATATGTTTTAGATTATAATGAGCACGGACATATCATTGGAGAAAAAAAGTTATGGAGAGGTGCAGGACACATTCGTCGTTGTCCTGCCGAAAGCTATCATAGAATAGAAATTGAACCAGGAGTTGATTGTTGGACAATTTTTATTCCGGGAATTAAAAGAAGAGAGTGGGGTTTTATTGAGCGTGACGACAATTGGTCAACGCTTAAATGGATCCCAAATGAACAATATACAGGGTTAAGAAACAATGGAAGATAGTTGGAAAAAAGTATTTAATGCTGTTGCAAGCGAACATTACCTTATGAGCAAAGGTAAAGGTACCATCATAGAGACTAGCTTTTCAAACGAAACCGATGTGGAACATATGGTAGCATGGTGTAAAGAAAATGTTACAACAACGTGGAGCTATGCTAAATTAAAAGAATATAACTATATGATAACATTTAGATTTTTTGATCATAAAGCAGCCGAGGAATTTAAAAAACTGTTTTCACTTATATAGGAGATTGAGTTTGTTTGAAATATATTTAATTGGTATATTAGTTACATTTTTTTTAGGCTGCGCATCATTTGTACTTTTAAACGAACCAGTCGAATGTGAAATAATAGCGATTTTGGTAGTTATTTGTATGATTTGGCCAATGGCATTGTTTTTTATTTTTTGTGTACTTTTAATACAAAGTATTGTAAAATCTATTCAATATTTACAAAATAAAATTCATATACAACAAGGTAAAAATTAAAGGATATATTAATGTTTGGAAAAAATGACATAAATATTAGATGAAAAATTATTATGTATATGAATATGTTGACCCTAGAACAAATACGCCATTTTATATAGGCAAAGGCAAAAAAGGTAGAATGTTTTATCATCTAACCGAAACATTAGAAAATACCGACAACTTAAGAAAGTTTAAGTATATAGAGTTGTTGCGTTCTCTAAACTTAGAACCAATTATTAGAAAGATACATGATAATTTAGATGAAGAAACGGCATATACCCTAGAAGATGAGTATATTATAAAATATGGAAGAAAAGGTATAGATCCAAATGGTATATTAACAAATTATTGTTTAGGTCAACGACCTCCTGTAAAATATGGTAAAGACCATCACAACTACGGAAAACCAGTTATAGTGGCACATACAGAAGAAACTAAAAAGAAAATATCAAAATCTAAAAAAGGTAAAACAAGTTGGCATAAAGGTAGAAAGAAGTCTAAAGAATTTTGTGATAAGGTATCAAAAGGTCATATAGGTAAAAAAGTTTCTAACGAAACTAAGAAGAAACTAAGTGTTTTAAATACTGGGGAAAATAATCCAAATTATGGAACAAAATGGATTACAAACGGTGTTATAAACATGAAAATTAATAATGAAGAAATCATACCAGAAGGGTGGTATCAAGGAAGAGTTTTAGGAAAGTATAAGAAAAGGAAATAATATATGTTCGGTAAAAATTCTATAGTAGGAAAGAAATATTTTGAAAATGCAGGCGATAAGGTTATGGTCACTTCCGTGTTCATGACTTTACAAGGAGAAGGACCATATCGCGGCGAACCCGCTGTGTTTGTTAGATTATCCAAATGTAATCTCGCTTGTAGCTTCTGTTTTGTTCCATCTACAAATATATTAATGGGTAATGGAAAACAAAAAAAGATTAAAAATGTTAAAGTTGGTGATATAGTTATGTCGTGGGCCGGAGACAAATTTGAACCTAAAAAGGTTACAAGAAAATATAGATCCATTGCAACAGATCTCGTAAAAATAGAAATTGACTGTGTTTCTACTACGTGGTGCACGCCTGAACATCCATTTTTAGTATCTGGAAAAGGATGGGTTGAAGCTAAAGATTTACAGCCAAATGACAAGCTAATTCATTATAACTCGTCTGCACGAATGACAATGTTTAATCCAATGTTTAATTCTGAAAACCATAGAGAAATGTCCGCAGATGAAAAGAAAAAAGCATCCAAAAGACTTTCAAGATTATGGAAAGATTCTGAATTTAGAGAGAAGAACATTCAGCGTCTTAGGGATCATAATCCAATGAAAGATCCTAAAGTCTCTCTAAAATCTTTCCTAAGTCGGCAAAATCAAACTAAATCAAAATTAGAAGAAACAATAGAAAAAATCTGCGAAGGATTGCCAATTGAATTTGTAGGAGATGGCAAATTATCTATATCTTATAAAGTACCAGATTTTGTAGTTAATGGACAGAAAAAAGTAATTGAAATCTGGCCAGATGATGCATTATGGGTTAAAAACAAACCAAGGAATGCAGAATGGATGGAAAACCGTAGAAAGCTATTTGCAAAGGAAGGATATGATACATTATTTCTTCCGTTGGTACAATCTGATCTCAAAATTGACAATCATAAAAATATTAGAGAAAAAGTTGCACAATTTATCAATAACGGAAACATTGTTAAGAGTGTAACCCCGGTAAAAGATAATAGAGCGTTTGCAAGATTGTATGGAACAAAAACAGCAAAGAGATATGTGTATAATTTAGAAGTTGAAGATAATCATACATATGTAGCTAATAATATCGTTGTTCATAATTGTGATACTTGGTTTGATAGTGGTGATTGGTTGACACTTGATGAACTAATGGCCAAGATAAGAGCTGCAGTGTCATCGGCATATAACAACAATGTACCAGAATGGTTATATAGCGAAGAACTTGATAGATTTGGTTGTGGACTGGTTATAACTGGCGGCGAACCAATGTTGCAAAAGAATATTCAAACCTTATTATATAGTTTTGAAGACCATTTCAATTGGACTCAGATTGAAAGTAATGGAACCAGTCATCAAATAATCCCATTTTCAACAACACTAGTTGTAAGTCCAAAATGCAGCGAAAAGAATGGCAAGCCGGTTAAGTATCTTGAACCACATAAAGATGTCTTAAAGAGAGCTAACTGTTTGAAATTTGTGATGAATGCAGATCCAGATAGTCCATATAGCAGTATTCCAGAATGGGCACTAGAGTGGAAGAAACAAACTGGTAAACCAGTCTTTGTAAGCCCAATGAACATTTACAATAAAGAACCAGAGCGTAATAAATCACAAAAGCTTGCTATAAATGATCGCAGTCTTGAACAACGTAGTGTTGAAGATGAGGTCATTAGCTTTTGGGAACCAGATTTATTAAATATGGAGCAGAATAAACGTAATCATGAGTATGCTGCTCGGTATGCGTTAGATCATGGTTGTATCTTAAATTTGCAAATTCATTTGTATGCATCTTTAGCATAAGGAACATAAAATGGCTAAAAAGAACACTGTACATATTGTTGAATGTGATGACTGGTCTGGAGTCTATATTAACAATGAATTAGTTTTCGAAGATCATTCCATATCAACTAAAATCCTAGCTGAAATTCTTAAAGAGAATAGCCCAACTAATGATATTGTCCATATAGATGCTGACCCAGACTGGATGTATGACGTTGGTACCTTACCTGACGATTTAAAAGACGTAGTGCATCAATCACATAATGAATAAAGGAATTAAACAATGGCAAAATTACCATTTTGGATGCTACCAGCATCCTGGGGGTTAAGAGGCAAAACAAAAAAAATAGCAGAAGCTGAATATTATTTCAAAGGGTACGACCTTGAAGTGGAATTGGCCAAAATTAATCATGATGATCCAGACGAATTAAAAAAAGCATTGCTTGATATTGATCTTAATCATAAAAAAGTAACCAATATAGAATACGAGAAACAACGAGCTACTATATCAAAAGAGCCATGGGTCAGCATGCCAAAAATTAGTTGGGACCCAATTAACAGAAATAAAACATTCTTTGAGTTGGACTATAATGAATATTTTATACAATATCTTAAAGATAATGGCTACAGCGGAACTGAAGATGAAATTATGAATCAATGGTTAAATGATATTTGTATTTCTGTTATTGAAGAAATAAGCGGATTAGATGCTGCGCTGGCAACTCCTTCAAAGCGTGATAGAAATAACACCGAGCAGTAGTTAAAAGGTGCTTGATTTATCTAGCTATCTTTACTATTATATATAGCAGGAGGGGTTAACAGTGAAAACATATATTTTAATAGATTCTCAAAATCTTTTTATGAGAGTCAGACATGGTGTAAGAGCACCGGACACTGAACAACAACTCGGCGTAGCATTGCATATTGTTTTTAACAGTATTAAAAAAGTATGGAATCAATTTAATGGTACTCATACTGTATTTTGCCTAGAAGGACGTAGTTGGCGTAAAGACATCTATGCACCCTATAAAGCTAATCGTAAAGCTGCGGCAATTAAAAGAACGCCTAGAGAAGTAGAAGATGATAATGCGTTCTTTGAAATAATGGATCATTTTACAAAATTTATCAAAGAACAAACTAACTGTACAATTCTTCGTCATCCTAATGCCGAAGCAGATGATCTAATTGCAAGGTGGATTGACCTTCATCCTAATGATAATCATATTATCATTAGCAGCGACAGTGACTTTCAACAGCTAATATCATCAAACGTTAAAATTTATAATGGTATTGCCGGTCTTTTATATACCGACAGTGGTGTCTATGATAAAGACGGTAATATTGCTAAAAATAAAAAAGGATTAGATTTGGTCAAGCCAGATCCAGAATGGTTTTTATTTGAAAAATGTATGCGCGGAGATGATGGCGATAACATCATGAGCGCATTTCCAGGAGTGCGTACTAAAAAGCTATTAGAAGCATATAAAGACCGTCATGCGCGTGGTTTTTCATGGAACAACGTTATGTTAAGCAAATGGACAGATCACGACGGTGTTGATCATCGTGTAAAAGATGACTATGAAAGAAATAAATTTCTAATTGACCTGCGGCTACAGCCAATTGATCTTATTGAAAAGTTTGATCAAAGTATAATTGATTCAATTTCTACTACACCTCATAAACAAGTTGGTATTGCTTTAATGCGATTCTGTAATTTACATGGTCTAGTTAGGATTGAAAAGGCAGCATCGGAGTTTAGTACGTGTTTGTCTTCTATGTATGACGGCGAATTATTAAGCAAAAAATTACAACAATAAAGATAAATATTAGGTGATAAAACAAGAACTAAAAGTTGCGTTAAACACAATAGAAGGTTCAACAAACCCTGAAATTTATCATTTTCATCGAGGGTCTCATCCTGGCATTAAATATTATATAAAAACTATAATGCCAGGCCCTTATATACTTAACGATAACACTGCACCAATTTGGAGATTTTGGACAGAGCTATCGAATGTTCATCCTAGGTTAATAAAATTAGTTGATATAGCATACGATTGGGAAGGTAACGTCATAGCCGGGTGGTGGACAATATGGATTGAAAACCGTATAGACATTAGATGGGTATACGAGGAAAACACTGTGGTGGATTATCACCTTGTCGAATACGATGTTGGCTTAAAATTAAGCGCAGAAGATGCAATCGAAACGTTAGATTACATTTCTAATAGACATACCGCCGACGATCATGCATGCTATGAAAAGCTTAAAGAAATATCAGTTTTTTTAAGAACATACACGTCAGATAATATAGCTGATAGAAATCGAAAAAAATTTACGGTGGTAACAGATGACAACATACACGATGAGGCCATTGACTGAAACAAGTTGGATCTTACTTGAAAATGAAGAGCGCATTGGGCTTGTATCACAAAAAAATAACAAACTACTTGTTATAGGTTCTTTAAACAAAAAAACATTTGATAATATAAATGAGTTAAAACTAACCCTGGGCAATCTTACCATTGAAGAACCAGTTAATGATGAAATTGAAAAAGCTGCAGGAGATATAAACGGATTTCCTATCAAGCATAATACATGCTTTAACGTTGAAATCGAACCTGTTGCTAGCTATACTAAAACAGATGTAAGCACAGTTCGTTATGCAGCAGGTTATTATATATTAAAATTTCCAAACGGATGGACTTCTAGTTTTTGTCCAAAAATGTCAACTCTTGCTGAATACGAATTTGCCGGACCTTATAAGACAAAACTCGAAATGCAAAATTCAATTTCACAGAAAAACAGAATATCAAATGTCTAAGATTGATTCATTTTCAGGCGAATACAGATTTCTCAGTAATTTCTATCCTTGCCAAGTCACATTGGATAATGAAACCTATCCTAGTGTTGAACATGCGTATCAAGCAGCAAAAACACTTGATATGGAAGAAAGAACTGTGCTTAGAACCACAGGACCTGCCAACATTGTAAAAAAACTTGGCCGGCGTGTAACTGTTAGATCAGATTGGGAATCTGTAAAAATCGAAATCATGTCTGATTTAGTTTGGCAAAAATTCTCAAATAATACCGAGTTAAAAAATAAGCTATTAGACACCGGCGATTGTGAGCTTGTAGAAGGTAACTGGTGGAATGACACCTTCTGGGGTGTATGTAATGGAAGAGGTCATAACTATCTTGGACAAATCTTAATGGCAGTGAGAAATGAACTTAAGAACCTTCATATGTGAGCCATTTATTGATGTTAATACCTTTGAAAAGAGTTATCGAATACAAATATGCTCCGATGGAGTAATAATTTATTCAGAAGTAAACAACATTTGGCCAGATTGCAACGAACAAGATAGAATTAATCTTCTAAATATGATACTGAGGTATTTAGAACAACCTCCGCTTACTGCAGAAGAAATATTTTATCATAAAATAACAAAGGACTACCAATATCAATGAGTACAGCCGAATTAGAACTATTTGTTAAAAAATATCAAACCGCTAAAAATCATAATAGCAAAGAAATAAGACTAACAATTAAGGAAGCTGAAAATCTTTGCGCTGCAATTGCGATTGTTCTATCTAAAGTAGTAGACTCTCAATCACAAATTATAGACCTGCAACAAAAAGTTATCAATACTAAAAACGAAATTGTAGTCAGTGGCGGTGGTTTCAATTGACATTCGTATTATTACGCTAATAATTTAAAGTATGACATACGAATATATACATAAAAAAGTTACAGATCCATACATAAACATTCTCCTTAGCAAAATTCCTCCGTTAGATTTAACAAACGGACCATGGATAGCCGGCGGATCAGCCAGATTATTATGGCACAATATGCCATATATTAGTCATGATATTGATGTCTTTTTTGCAAACGATACGCAATACAATAACTTTGTTATTGCATTGAATAAGCTAAATGCAACTATTTCATATGAATCAAATAATGCAACAACGTTCGATTTACCCGTTTCTGGTGTAATATTTAAAGTTCAATTAATTAAAAAAGAATGGTGTCAAAATCTATTTGATATTTTTAATAACTTTGACTTCACTTGTTGTCAATTTGCCACCGATGGCAAAACCATTGTTTCTACTAAGGATGCAATTGTAGACTGTCAAAATAAAATATTAAGATTTAATAGCAGAGCAACTAAAGTATTAGACAGCAGAAGGGTTATTAAATACTCTTTTTATGGATTTACGCCGGATAAAAACATCTTAAAAAAAATCATTGCGCTAAGCAATGAAAATACTCTTTCACAAGGTTGGGGCGATGCTGAATATTAATCAGACGTTAGAAAATTATAGGATAGAAAGTATTCTATCTGAACGGATACATGTAACATCAGCTGAAACTCATGAACCAATGGCTTTCTTGCTAGGGTACACAATGCCCGTAAGAATAGCCACTGTACTGTTAATTTGGGCTAAAGTTGGCGGAGCTCCTTATAAGAGGTACATGTCTGATAAGGACAAGCTAGAAATGCAGCAATTCAACAAACACGTTCCAGAATTTAAAGATCTTGAGTATATGATAGATAAAATTCGTTATTCAATATGCGATCGAGGATCACAATGGATAGACGAAAACATAGAAGAATTGTTAAAATATTAATTAAAAATAAAAAATAATAAAAGATTATTATAAAAACAACAATATTCTAGCTATTTCTTAGAAACTTATAAGTATATTCAAGTGTAGTGTTTTTGATAAATACTACCGGAGAATAATTTATGAGTCGTCCTAAACCAACTATATTATTAGATTACACTAATTCTACTACATATAAAAGTGAACAGGTTTTAAATGCCGATGGTATCTATGCTGTTTTCTATGACGGAAAACCAATTAATATTCGAACATTAAACAAATTAGTTGATTATCCAGGTCCAAAATATAAAAAAGCAAGCTTTTCAAATCCCGGTCCTGCTCTCAATCTTAGAGACAAACTTAACAAGTTATTCAAAACTGATAAATTTGAAGTCTATATTTTAAGTCATGGTCAGATCTATAACAAAACATAATCTGCCAGATAACTATAAAGATAGAACAGATTTAATACATCAAACAAAAAGCTATTTTGATCTCAACACTATTAATCAGTTAACTAAAAATAAACCGTTAACAACTGACGAATGGACCACCTTTCTATTTCAAAAAAATGGTTGGCAACTGACTGTTCACGGATCTGTTTTATTTCGAACAACCTTTCAATCATATAAGATTGAAAATTTTAATTATAATCAATTAACCGGCAAAGTAATTATAAACTTAAATAGGCTGTTGCAAAGCCCATGGTGTTATGCATATCAATGCTTATATGTATGGAATCAATCACGTTGGTTTGAAATGCAACTGTTTGACGGCGATTTAAAAAGATTTGTAGATTTTCATACGCCGTCTGAATAAAAATCTAATTTTTTAGTTGATTTATTAATAATCCTATGTTATTCTCCGTGACATAACTTAATTGTACGGAAAGGACTTTATCAATTATGGCTAAATCCACCACTAAGATTCTTGATACGACTACTACTTCGCCCAGCAAGCTGAAAATTGCTATTCAGCATTGCATTGCACGCAAGCGTCCTGTTTTTCTTTGGGGAGCGCCTGGTATTGGCAAGAGCGATATTGTAGCACAGGTAGCCAAGGACCAAAATCGCCCACTAATTGACATTCGTCTTCCTCTCATGGAACCTACTGACATTCGTGGCATTCCGTATCTTGCTGATGTAAAGGTTTATGACAAGGATGGTAACCTTGTTAAGGACGACAACAATGTACCTATCTATGATAAGGAGTTTAAGTGGAGCACCCCGTCGGACCTCCCTACTGACGAAGCTAGTCGTGCATTGGTGTTCTTTGACGAAATGAGTGCTGCTCCTCCCAGCGTGCAGGCAGCAACGTATCAGATTATTCTAAACCGTCGTATTGGCAACTACGAGCTTCCCAAGGAAGCTGTGATCGTGGCTGCTGGTAACCGAGTTAAGGATAAAGGTGTAGCATATAACATGCCAATGCCACTGGCTAATCGATTCTCTCATTTGACTCTTGAAGTTAGCGCTGAGGATTGGACTGAATGGGCAGCTCTTAACCGTGTGCATAAGGACGTGGTTGGTTATATTAGCTTCCAGCCTGGCGACCTTAATGGGTTTAATCCTAATCAGGAAGGAATGGCATTTGCAACTCCGCGTAGCTGGTACTTTGTTAGCGAACTCATTCAGGAAGTGGACGCTAACGGTAAGATGATCGACACCAGTATTTCCGATGATGTACTTGGAGATCTAGTCAAGGGCACTGTAGGCGAAGGTTCTGGATCTAAGTTTATGACGTATCGTCGCCAGGCTGCTAACCTTCCCCATGCTAAGGATGTACTGAGCGGTAAGATCACCAAGCTGAATAACAAGGCTGTTGATATTACTTATGCACTTACAACTGCTCTGTGCTATGAACTTCAAGATACGGCTGTTCGCTGCCAGAAAAAGGTTAAGGACGGTGATAAAAAGGCTATGACCGAGTTCCAAGAGCAGTTTGATACGTTCCTTCGTTTTATTATGGATAACTTTGAAGACGAAATGGCTGTTATGGGAGCAAAGCTGTGTCTTGGTACTTATAAACTGCCAATTGAATCTCCAAAGTTGAAGAATTGGTCAGAATTTGTTAAACGTTATGCTGATCTATTGCCCAATATGTAAATTTTAAAAATAAAAGCTACAGTATATAACGTATTGTAGCTTTTATTTTATATCAATTGACATACATTGTTTATAGTGTATAGTAGACATAAATATTTAGGAGAATATCAATGAGTCAGACACGTAGTCCGTTGGAAACTAAGATCAAGCAAGCTCGAGTAAAGCTTTTGTTCACGTCTCCATTTTTTGGTAATCTGCTGATGCATATGCCAATGAAGGACGTAACTGATGATGGTTGGTGTCCAACTGCAGCAGTTGACGGACGGTACATTTATTTTAATCGAGATTTTTTAAGCAAGCTTAGTATCGATGAGATCCAATTTGTCCTCTGTCATGAAATTCTTCATGTGGCATTTGATCATCTTGGTCGGCGCAGTCACCGAGATCCGTCATGGTGGAATATGGCAAATGACTATGTTATTAACGGTCTGCTGATTAAAGACAACATTGGTAAGATGCCAACTCAGCGTGTAGATGTACCAGATGAAAATAATGGTAAGAAGAGCACTACTCAACGTGTTGGGTTGTATGATCAGAAATATGTTGGTTGGACCAGTGAAGCAGTTTATGATGATCTTGAAAAACGTAAAGTGAAAAAAGAGCTTACGCTTGATGTTCATCTTGAAGCTGGTAAGGATGGTAAAAACAGTAAAAATGGCATTCCTATTGATATCAGCGATGAAGATCTAAAGAAGATTCGAGAAACCATTAAGAACAATGTCTTGCAGGCAGCCAATGCTGCAGGCGGCAAACTTCCTGAAGGCATACGTAGGCTTATTAACGATCTTGTCGAACCTAAGGTTGATTGGAAAGATCTTTTGAAGCAAAGCATTCAAAGCTGCCTAAGTGATGATTTTACTTTCCAACGTCCAAATCGCAAGCATATGTATAGCGGAATCTTTCTTCCTACATTGAAGAAGGACGAAAAGATTGACATTCAGATTGCAATTGATATGAGCGGATCAATTACTGACGAAATGGGCAAGGATTTTATCAGTGAGATCTATGGGATCATGCAACTATACAGTGACTTCAAGATTGGTATTGTATGCTTCGATACTGATGTATATAACTACCGCGAGTTTACCAAGGATACACAGGATGAGCTACTTCGTTATAACTTAAAAGGTGGCGGAGGAACTGATTTTGATGCATTCTGGAATTTTTGGATGGAAGAAGGTATTGAACCTGAACTAGCTCTTGTTTTTACAGATGGTTTTCCTGGAGGCAGTTGGGGTCCCTCTAATTACGCCGACACCCTATGGATTATCACAGAAGGAGCAAAGACTAGAGTTAAACCTCCTTTTGGTCGTTATGGTTACTATTCAAGCGACAACGGTATTGACGAGCTTGATGAAGCATAATGAGAATTAATCTACATCCAGAAGGAGTTAAAAATCTACCAAAATGGGTTGAACTTATGATCAATGAATTTGTTGAAGAGTTCAGAAAAGAGTATTCAGTAAGCCACGGTGAGGTGTATAGATACTTTTTCTCTAATAACCTTGAACGAATTCAAAAGCTGTTTGACGATAATAATATTAAGGTAGACACGTACAATATGGTAGATTTGTCTAGCAGAGGGATCATTATTCCAGACAATGATCCAACTGTGGTGTTTTATAAATTAAAGTACACTGCACAAGCAAAAGAATCTTGATTTTTGAATTGCTCATTAGTATCATTTAATATCTAGGAGATACTAATGAGCAGTCCAAGCGATTACAATACACAACTCGGCGAATTAACTTCTAAACTTGCAGGAATGGTAGCCGAAAGATTAGCTTACGCAAGCAGAAGCATTGACCCAAATAAACGTCGCCAAATTTTAGAAATGATAGAAGGTCAGCTTCCGGATATTATTGCTAATTCAATAGCAAAAACTCCAAGCTTACATTCATCACAGGGTGTTGATTATTTTGAAAAAAATTTAGAAAGCATGGCTGACGCTTATACACAAAAATTTGTTGGTAAATTATAATTAAAAATGAGCGAGTCAACTCTAAAAGAAGTGTCATTTGACATTGTTAGAGATTCTAAATCAAAAAAAAATATATGTCTTAGCTTTATAGAACAATTCTTAGCTTGTAATTTTTCAGACTACGAGGTTATCATAACAGAGAACTCGTATAATTCAACAAACATCAAAATAATGTTTAATAGTATTGAAGATGCAGTTTTCTTCAGGCTTAGAATAAATTACCTTGATTTATAAAATGCAAGAAGAAGAACCAAATCTCTATATTAGAACTTATAGCTTCTCAGTAAATGAAAAATACATTAATAAAAAATTTACCGATGATGAAAAGATTCTTTTGCGTCCTATCGCTGAAACACTTGCGTTATTAGACGGTAATGCTTTTTTTACTATGAAACTAACAAACAATGAAGACTGGTACGAACAATATCTACCCGAAGCTGCAACTGTTTTTTACGATAACGGCGGGTTGAATGGTTGGGCAGGTGAAGCATCATGGATAAAAATTCAAACACACGAAACCGATGCTGTAAAAGATGCATACGATAATTGGAAAACACTTAAAAAACTAAGTCAGGAAGAATGACTGTTGCGTTTAATAATACAGTTATGCAATAAATGCATAACAAATATAATTATATAGCACTTGATATCGAACATCAAACACCTTAAATATTGTGCACTGCACAAAAATTGAAAGGTAAAATATGTTTAAAGTTATTAAAAAAATTACAAAAAAAATAAAAAAATCAATACCAGATTGCGAAACAATGTTCATCGAAGATGATAATCTTATGGAATATTTTAAATCTGAATATAAGAAAAATCCAAAGGAAGCATATCAATATTGGATTTATTCAAAGAAAAATAATTATTACTCCTAAATCTTGACTGATTCGCTCCTAGTATATTAACTTAAATAAAAGGAGTTATGAATGTCCGTAGATTTAAAATTATATGAAAAATTTGTCGAAGGGGTTACTAGTAAAGAAAGTAATAACATCGACGATCTTATAGCACGTCTCAAAGAACTATCAACTGCAGAACCAAAATTAAACGTCAGTCTGTTATTAACAGGCGGTATTGGACTAGCAAGCGAGGGTGGTGAGTTTGATGAGATTGTAAAAAAAGTTCTATTTCAGGGTAAACCGTGGAACGAAGATACTCGATATCATCTTTTTAGAGAATTAGGTGATATTTGTTGGTATTGGATTAATGCATGTCGAGCTATTGGAGTTGATCCAAACGAAGTTATTGCAGAAAATGTTCGTAAATTGGAAAGTAGATATCCCGGTGGTCAGTTCGATGTTCAAAAAAGTGAACATAGAAAAGAAGGCGATCTATAAAATTTTGCAAGGCCTCTTGATTTTTTGAATTTTTTTATTATATTTTCAAAAAAAAGGAGGTCTTATGAATCATAATAATTTATACTCTCCTGAGAAATTGCAGGAAACATTTCGCATAATGCTAATGACTTTAGAGTACGGCGGGTCTGTAAATAACAAGGTGCTAAATGATCTTGAAGAACAAATTAAAAAATCTTCTGATCAAGTTCAAAGTACAGTGACAAGCTAAAGTTTAACAGCTTGACATGCATATTGTATTCATGCTATATTAAGATATGAATACATTTCCAACATCTTCAATTTTTGATATCGATGGTACTTTAGCTGACTGCGAACACAGAATTCACTGGGTTCGCAGTAAGCCTAAGAACTGGCCTGCATTTAATAGAGCTATGAAGGATGATACTCCAAATTGGGATATTGTTTGGCTTCTGCGTAACTTCTATAGTGCAGGAGTAACCATTCTTATTGCTAGTGGTCGTAGCGAAGACGATCGTGCAGTAACTGAAGATTGGTTAAATAATGTAGCCAATGTACAAGGTATGTACACAAAGCTCTATATGCGATCTAGCAAAGACTATCGAAGAGACGACATTGTCAAGAGTGAAATTCTTGACCAAATGCGTGCCGATGGTTTTAATCCAACTATAGCTGTGGATGATCGCCAATCTGTCACGGACATGTGGCGAGCAAGAGGTCTTCGTTGTTTACAGGTTTCGCCTGGCGATTTTTAGATTTGATTTAATCGTATATTATGCTATAAACATAGCATCAACTGGATAAAAAGGTCATGAAGTACAATTTTCCTCATATTACTCATCTAGATCAAGTGCGACCTGTTATTCAGGATGTTGAAGGCTTTATTTTGGCCGAACGTGAGTGGGGTTGGGTTGCCAACTATGTTCAGATGGGACCTCATGTTTTTCCAGAGGTTCAAACTGAAGCTGATGCAATTCGTCGGGAATGCCGAGGGCTGATATTTTGTCCAAAAACTGAAAGGATAGTCCGCCGTCCGTTGTCAAAATTCTTTAATGTTGGTGAGAGGGATGAGACTCAACTTAATCGTCTTAACTTCGGCAAATCGCACAGCGTCTATACTAAAGAAGACGGATCAATGATTGTACCTTTTGAAGTTGTCTATGGATCTGGAATAATCAGATGGGGCACAAAGATGGGGTTAACCGACGTTGCACTTAAAGCAGAAGAATTTGTATCTAAGAATCCAAAATATCAAAAGTTTGCCAAAGAGTGCATTGCTCGAGATATTTCACCTATATTTGAATATGTAGCACCCGATAATCGTATCGTGTTAAAATACGAACAAGAATCTATGATCTTGCTAGCTGCTCGTCATATGATAACCGGAGAATATCTTCCTTTGAAATATACTTCCTGACAGAAATTTCTGTCAGATAACTCTTTTTTTCTTTATTGGCTCTAATTAGCAATTCATAACTAAATGGCTCTTTATAATATTCTATTATTTTTTGAATTAATTTCAATATTTTCGTTTTTTCTCGTTTCCATATAATATCTGATCTCTGAAGACAAGACGTGTTATATTTTACTCCGTTTAACTTTCTCGTAATATTTCTTTTTTTGATAGCGTCTGTTGTATGACATGCACTCATATCTTTACTATAATTATTATTTTTTCTTCTCGTAGTCACTCTTTTATTAATTTCTTCTTTAGTCCACTTTCCTTTTTTTGTCCAACCTTTTTTACCTGCCTTTGAACGTATTAATTTGCCTTGATCAGAATTGTTAAATTCTTTCAGTTTATTTTTGATGATCTCACTAATATCTTCTCCAAATATTTCAACATAAGTTTTGCCTTTTGAAGGGTGAGGATTTTTATTGGGTATCCCACGCCGACCTATCCTACCTTTACAACTAGATCCCGAAGGTCCACCGTTTGTAATATTGATTAAAACTCCGGTATTGTCAATTAGTTTACCATACCATCTAATATATCGTCTCTCTAATGCAAAAGCTCCTATTTCAGTCAAATTAGCTTCCATAATTATAATTCTATTTGTATCTACTGGACGTATGTCGACTCCATTTTTTATATGCCTATTCCAAGCTCGTTTATTCGAACCCTTTCCTATATAATAGACATTATTAGCGTCGTTTAGATAGGCGTATATATAAAAATGTAATGGTGGGAATTTTTTAGAATAAATAGTCATGCTGTTGCTCCTCTTAAGCGATAGAGTAGTTGGGAATGTCGGTTCCGTGAACTACATTATTATTTATCATTTTTGTGATTGATTGTTCTAGATTTTATGTTATTATAATTAATAAATAGAAAAGAGATTACATTGACTTTAAATTCAGAATTATTAAATCTAATTCAGATCTACAATATTGAAATTGTCAAGGAACATAATCCAGTTCAAAATCCTAAGGATTTTTTAGAAATGGTTGCGTCTCTTGAAAATCAAGAAGGATTTGTAATTGCCTGGGATGATGGTTACAGAGTAAAATGTAAATCTTCTTGGTATGTGAATATCCACAAGGCTAAGGAAAACATCCTTCGTGAAAAGGGCGTAATTGAAATGTTGCTCAATGAAAAGAGCGACGACGTTAAGCCTTTCCTTATCGAAGAGGATCGCCGGCGTCTTGAAGAATACGAAGATAAATTCTGGCACGGTGTTGGCCAGACCATCGACGAGTGGAAGAGAATTGACGCAGATATGCGAAACAAGTACTCGCGTGATCGGCGCAAAGAGTTTGCATTAAACGATGCCAACACCCTTGATTCTTTTCTGAAGAGCGCAATCTTCAAGGCATGGGATAATCCTAACTATGATTGGCGCGAAGCAGTGTTGAGTCGTGTTCGATTGAGCCTGAGCAGTCAAGCTAAGATTGACGAGACCAGACATCTGTGGAATAATGTTAAGTGGTCTATGGTAGATGCAGAGATGTAATCTACCATAGATTACATATAAGGTAGGTAAAATATGTATGGGTTAGTTGCATCATCAGTCACAACACTTGCTGCTATTATATTAGGATTTTATATAAATCTATACTTTGGATTATTTCTAGTTATATGGATTATTGCTAGTATTACATATATTATAGTGAACCTTGGAAATAAACATGGGCCGGGTCGTTGGTATGACTGGCCTATTGGTCTTCCGGCATTAGGGATTACATGCATTTGGGGTGTATTTAACAATTTAGCAAAAAAATAAAACACTTGTATGACATAGCAAAGTGTAATATAATGCCTATGCAAATAGAGAGAGAGAAATGCCAAAATTATATATGTTAATTGGCGCTTCAGGTAGCGGTAAAAGCACTTGGATCCAAAATCAAAATTTTAATATGAATGATACTGTTATTATTAGCAGTGACAATATCATTGAAGCTCGTGCTGCTGCAAAAGGTATGACTTATTCTGATGTTTTTCAGGATGAGATTAAATCTGCTACTGCAGAGATGCATAGTAATCTAAAAAATGCTATCTCTCAACAAAAGAATATTGTCTGGGATCAAACTAATTTGACTGCAAAAATAAGAAAAGGAAAGCTTGCTAAGATTCCAACTACCTATGAAAAAATTGCAGTCTTTTTTACAATTCCTGAGCCAGCTGAACTCCAACGACGTCTAATGTCCCGCGTAGGAAAGAACATTCCTCAATCTGTAGTAGAAAATATGAAAAATGCTCTAGAAAAGCCGGCGGTAGAAGAAGGGTTTACACAAATAATTGTTATCCAATAATACTTGCGTACACCTCAAAAAATCCTAAAAGTCATAAATACTTTTTAGGAGGATCTGTCAATGTGCAAGATTTCAAAACGCATCTGGTTGTCAATAATTATTACCGTTGCGTTCTTTGTTGCAGGTCATCTTGGAATGTATATCGAAGAATGGAATAGCAATTTATTTGCTGGAACCGCAGTATTTGGGGTTAGCTTTGTTAGCATAATAGCAAGTATTCTTAAATTATGGAACGATATTATTTCGTGATATCATTGACATATTTTTTTCTATCATTATATTAGTATTATATAATCAACTTATAAATATATCACATGTCAGATACATTAGTATTAAATGCAGACTTTACCCCATTAAATATACTGCCTATCAGTTCTATTTCTTGGAAAGATGCAATAAAAATCTCAATCTTAGGCCACGCTAAAACCATCGAATGGTATGACGAATGGACTGTTCACAGTCCAAGTGTTAGCATGCGTGTTCCTGCGGTTATGGTAAGTGAAACTTACATTAAAAAGAAAAACACCTTAAGATTTTCTAGATCTAATCTTTTAATTAGAGATAATTTTACTTGCCAATACTGTACTAAAAAATTAAATTCCATTGATTTAACAGTTGACCACGTGATTCCTAGAGTCAAAGGCGGTAAAACTCGTTGGGAGAATATAGTTTGTGCATGTTATGTTTGTAACAGCATAAAAGGACACAAAAGTAATATGAGTCCGAGAACAAAGCCGTACAAACCTGATTATCATCAATTATTAGACAATGTTAGAAAAATGCCTATTAAAATTCCAAACAGTAAATGGATAGATTATATAGGGTGGGATCGTAGTCTTATTACTATAGTGCCAAACAAACATCAATAAATTGACTATCTATAGTTTTGACTAATATAATAATAAAAGGAGATAAAATATGGAAAATACAATTTCAGTTGATAGTGGTGCTCAATCTACAGACCAACAAACTCAACTAAGTTTAAATGATATCCAAAATTTGCTAATTATTGTCGATCTAGCAAGTCAACGAGGTGCATTTAAAGGCCCAGAACTTAGCCAGGTTGGACAAGTCTTTGATAGAGTTACAAAGTTTCTACAATCTGTAGCTCCTCCGCAACCAGAGCAAAACGTTAATCAACAACCTGAACCATTAAAACCAGCTATACCGGTTTTTAACAACATAGGATCAAATTAATGATATCATTTACAGGACTTACTAAACATGTCGGTGTCCTTAACAACACTGGAAAAAACGTTGTAGTTGTATACATGTCGTTACCAGGCGATGAAAATCATGCATTGGTTGTAGATGTTGATGCACTACCAGATTCATATAATGATAGTCTTCGTCGAATAGTTGAAAGCGATGAAGGACAACAGGCTAAGGATCTAGCAGAAGTTCTAGGACGAAGAATGAGCCCTGACGGTAGCAATCTTACATTATTGAACAAATTTCATTCTGCAGGAAGACTACAAAAGGTTCCAGTTGAATTAGTAACAATGACTCCAAGAAAAGGTCTACGTTGGCCATTGAGAGATATTATCAATGCCATGTCAGAACAAAAACAAAACGAACCAACTGGGTTTGATGATCTTGATCCTGAGACCAGAGCTGCGGTTGCTGCAGACTTAAAGAAATTTAATGTTCATGCAAGCAATTTTCAAGGAGAAAGCTCAGCTAATAATAAAGAACAAGCAATTGGACTTATTCGTCAAGCAGAACTAATGGAAGCTGATGCACAATCACTAAGAATGCGTGCATATAAAATGGATTCATCATTAAAGCCTAGTAAGAAGGTTGAGAAGGCTCCAAAAGCAAAAGAAAAATCAGAAACTGCAGAATAAAATATGAGTATTGACGTAGATATAAAAGAACAGTTTATGAACACAATGAAAATTGCTAGCAATACCATTGGTACACATATTTTAACTTTAAAAATTTATGAGCACGATGGTAACAAAGAAGCTGCAGCTAAACAAAGAGATTTTATTTCTACACTAGAAAACCAACTTGAAAAAATGGTTAAGCTCTATCGTGAAATGCATACCGAAGTTACAAAGTAATTAAAAAATGTAACAATAAAAATAAAAGGCTACTTTTTAGTAGCCTTTTATTGTGAGTACAGGTTTAAATCTTGCCACTGGTGTAGCTACATCTGCACCTTTGCAGCTATCAATTGCCGGTCCAATATCTTTATAACAACTTGGAGCCTCTTCTGCAAGACTCTTTTTATAGTTGCTGATGATGTCCTTACGGAAATGTTTCTTTTTAGGATCAAGCTTGGTTACTAGTCTAATAGAATCAATTTCGTCTTCATACTGTCTTCCGCCTTTACGAGCAGTCTTACGCCCAGCACCATGACAGGCACTACAAAGTGCATGTTCGTTGCCGTGCCCGCATAGCAAATAGCTGCTATCTCCCATGCTGCCTGGAACAATTACGGGTTCATCTTTCTTGGCACTACAAGCACCTTTACGATGAATATTTTGATCTAGCGCAATGTTATGAAAGCTATCATGGATAACTTTATAAGTTGGTTTCTCACCGATAATATCTGCAATACTGTCAATAACCATATCTCTCAATGCTGATCTATTTGCATTGGCAAAGTTTGCTGCGGCATTTTGAGCATCTAGATATTGCTTAATAAGTTCAGGTGTATATAGTGCATGAAAACCACCAAGAGGCTTTTTAATAGTAGTAGGCCATTCATTCTTTGCCTTATCCTGCCAGTGTTTGCCAACATACTGTCCAACACTAACAGAACCTGTGTGAATCATTGCTACCACATCACCTTTGCTTAGGCCCCATTGATAAGCCTTTTCAGCGTCAAGAATTTCTTTAATTACTTGCAACTCAACGAAATGATTGCCGCCTCCAACACTGCCAAGTTGATCGTCGCGTGTTAGTTCAGTATCACTCTTGGCACTGCTGCGAAGAAACTCTTCCGGAACATAAGAAGTTTCAAAAACTTGACTAGTAAACATCTTAATACGATCAAGACGACTTCTAGCAATGTTGCGACCGCCTTCAAAAAATCTATATCGTAGTCTGTTATCCAACTCGTCAGATTGCAACACAAGAGGACTAACATCTAATTTAACCAATTGCATTCCGCAACCAATATCTGTTCCAATTGCCTTTGGAATAATACAATTAGTAAATTTGGCAGTAGTTCCAACAGGGATGCCGGATCCTTTATGTAAGTCAGGACTGAATACAACCTTATCTAAGCTAATAGACGCATCAATCTCTTTTAGACTGTTACCCAATGCTAAAAAATCATTAATTTCCTGATAGGTTGTTTTATCTATCAGAACTTCCGAGTTAGCTATAATTTTAGCATCGACATTAAATTGATTTTCAATGTCGATCCAATTGTCATTTATTCTTTTTAAATTAATCATTTTACTTCCTATGTATTCATACAATATACAAGAAAAGTAAAAGTGTCAATCAGATTTATTATAAACCTATTTGCTGTCTAATCTCTGTTGCAGAAATAGATTCCAACCTTGTCCAATTATTCACAGTTTTTCCTTTACAAAACCAAACTAATACAGACTTTGGATTTAATCCTTGTTCTTTTGCCCATTTTGTAATATTCTTAACCTTAATTATTTCTTTTGTGATTACATTTTCTAATATATGAATACGACTATTTTTATCTGCTATTATCATTCTAGATTCTGGTTTTGTGTTCATACCATTTTTATTACCTATATTGTTACTCTTAGATTTAAAAGTTTTAACACGTTTTTTTATTGTTTTATTTGATACTTTTTTACCAGGATTTGAATTTATCATTTGGTCTGATCTTCTTTTACGCTCATTATCAGATAGATTTAGTTTTCTACCTTTACCAGATTCACTTATCATAGATTTTATTTTAGCAGCTTTATCATATCCATATATTTCTTCGTATGTTTTGCCTTTTTGAAATGAAGTCCATCTTTGTCTGACTTTTTTATTTTTCTTTCTATACTTAGCTGTCCAATGTTTGCTATTATTTCCGCCAGATCCTTCTTCCATAGATAAATTTGCCCATTCGTTGCTAGCAACAACATTCCATAATTTACTAAAATATATTCCCTATTTTTTTATTTCCTCATTTGAGGAACATTCTTTTAATATAAAAGTATCAACATTATTTCCATGCTTCCTAATATGTTTTAACCAATATTTTCCAGAGCCTTTATATTTAAATGGATCTTTAATTGTCTTTCCTAAATATTTGAGATTTGTTAGTTTATGAATTTTTACATATAGATAGATCATTTTTAGCCTTGCATAGTGCTCAAACTATTTAGTAAGGTATCCACTATCTTATAAAGTATTTCCTTCTATATATTCATTTATTAATGATGCTAATGAAGGAAAATGTATCATAAATTCTGTTGCAGCTGATATTGCAACCTCTCTATGTTCTTTTTGAGTACCTTTCTCACAACGTACTTGAAAATATGTAATCCAACTCCTAGCCGTTCCATTCATATACAGCCTAGAATTCATGATGCCTTCTGGTAGAACTGCTCTTGCTTGTTCTTTAGCTATTCCTTTTGATATAGCTTCTTTATATTTTTCACCTGCTAATCCTGCTACATCTTGCTGTGCTTGATTAAACCATGCTTGTAATTCAGCATTTTCAACCGATACTGAATTTTGCCTATTTTTTGGATCTTGTAATCGAGCTTCTCTGCTATGTGAGAACCCAAGATCGTTTGTTGGGTCTGCATAACGTTGACTAAATTCTTGGAAACTAAAAGACCTATGACGTAATATTTGCCTTGCAATATCGCGTGTAGTGTCTATTTGCATAACAACATTTACCATTTCAAAAATACTAAAATGCTTATTACGTATACAATACTTTAACAACTTTTCCGATGTTTCAGTATTCATTTGATTTGATGGATTTGAAACCCTTGCGCAATAAGCAATAAATTCTTCTGCAGTGTTTATACCATCTAATAACGGATGTGTTATTGCAATTATTTTTGCTGTATTTGTACTTATCATATCTTATCCTACTATCTATATAGATATGATAGATGATAATTTTCAATCAGTCAATTTTTTGTTTTTCGTGATACAGTAGTTTTCTTTTTTACTGTTTTCTTCCGTGGAACAACATTTATAGGTTCAATATTTTTTTCAATCTTACTAATAAATGTATTAGCAAACTTATTAACATCTCTTTTAATTTTTGTGAAATTAATGCTTAGAGAGCAATGTTGTATTTCGCTTTGTTCTGGAGGAATGGTCTTTTCTTTAGCTACTAGCTCTGCAAAATCGGCAGCTGATAATCTATAGCTTGCACCACTCTTAGTAACAACAATTGCGTCTTTAATATATTGTGTAGGTGGTTCCATTTCCAAAATCAAATTTTCAATAATGTCGTCCCATATATCATGAGATTGTTTTGATCTTGGCATAGCTTTTACCTCATTAAAAATTACTATTGTATTTATCATTGTTTAGGTTAATTTATATAAAAATGTAGTATTAACACAAATGTTAATACTACACATTATTATACCATATATTTTTATATACAATAAAATTTATAATTTGATAATATAATTTAAGATTATAGCAGGAGGCATGTTTTGATGTGCTTGGCCGCCGCCTGTTGCATTAGTCTCGGTTACACTACCACCGGCATTTAGCCCTGGTGTGAATCCTCCAGCTGCTTGATAAGCAATAGCAGGTGTCAGTGTATGACTATGTCTAGGCATTGTATCGACTGTAAGTGTAACTGTTTCTTCACCGCCGACAGCTCCTGTAGTTGTTCCAACAATACCCGATGAAGATGTAATACGATTTGCAGAGGTACCACCCATGTTATCTCTACCAAATACAGCTCGACCTCTTAAATCAGGAACTCTAAAATTATTTTGTCCGGTTCCTCCATAGGTAGTTGAAAGAGCATTCCATAAACTAGTATATGTGGAATTTGTACCGTCGTATGCCGAACCGTCACAATATACCCAGCCGGTAGGCGGAGCACTAACTCCTGCGTATGGAATAATTGCTCCGGTTGGCATACCCACCGGAGCCCATTCAATTACACTACCTGTAGCAGTAAGAACCTGTCCTGCATTAGAAATACTTTGGGTCAAATAAGTAGTTGCATTACTACCAGATTGGTATGGTACCGACCCTAAACTTCCTCCAACTAAATTACTTGCTCTATTAGCCGATCCACTTATGTTGCTGTTAATGGTATTTGTTGCTGATGTATAAGTTAGTTGGCTCGAAGCTAATAACCGTGCACTGTCGGTTGCAGCCGATGATGTCATAGTTAAATAAGTTGTTGGTTGACTATTTGAATCAACTTTAACATTGCTACTTCCTGGTAACCATACAGGCTTAGTACCATCCGAAGATAGAACACTTCCGCTATCTCCTATTGCTAAAAACTCTGTATCACTTGGTGCAGATTGATAAAGTAACGCACCAGCGACTCCTCCTAATATAGCATTAGCAGGCCAGCCAACAGTAGATATCGTACTATTAAAATTAACTCCTGGTTTAATTACAGAAAATCCGGTAATTGCAGGAGAAGGCGTAAATTCTGAATCTTTGCTGAGTATTGCTAATATTTCTCCACCTATGATTATACGCCATACTAAATGCGTATTAGTAGAATCAGAAATTCTAGCAGAATCGATTTGATTTCGATTTTGAGGAACACTAGGATTTAAAGGATCTGATCCAGTAAAACTACCTAACGGTCCAATTAATAACCATTCGGTTCCTGTGCATACATACATTTGCATGTTAACGTTATCAAACCAAAAGGTTCCATCTGTGACACTTGCAATATCAGGAACTGTACCACTTGAAATTACATTTCCGACAAACAACCATTCAGTGCCGTCATATAATTTAAGCATATTCATGGTAGTATTAAACCATGTCTGACCTTTAATTGGATTATTAGGTTCAGTTGGCCCTGAAAAATTCTGCATAATCCACAGCATGTTTTCGTTAACAGTTTCACCATATGGCGCATAGCCCCTGCCAGGAAATCTGATACTAGCATGAGTAGAATCTAATGTTCCGTCTGTAACAGTTGTAAGTAGTGTTTTATCGTAATTATATATATTAGTTGTCATAGATATGTTCCTAGGTATTGATTAAATATTTATCTAGTTATTTTCAATATATTTTTTATTTTAGGCAACCCATTCAATTGTAACAATACCGGCATATCCTACACCACCAGATGCATTATTACCAGATGCTCCTGTGCCACCAGACCCGGGTGCAGTTAGACCTCCAAATATGGATGCTCCACCTGCTCCGCCGACACCGCCAACTTCGTCTGCATACCACGGTGCTCCTCCGGATGCTCCGTATCCTCCATTTAAATTTAAAATGTTGCCAAGGGATCCAGTGCCGCTACCTGTTGGACCGTTATATGACCCGCCAACTGCACATGCTCCACCGTTACCACCAGTTGCAGATAATAAACCTGTTACACTACTAGTTCCGCCAGACGAACCGGCATTATATCCTCCTGCTGCACCGCCTGTTCCTGCAGCACCAACTATTACTGGATATATTGTCCCTGCAGTTAATTGATAAATTCCAATTGATGCACCTCCAGCACCTCCGCCAGCACCGCCACAATAATTTTGTGATCCAGGCACATTAGGTGATGAACCACCCCCGCCGCCACCGCCTACTACAGTAATTTTATATTTCCCTGTTACAGGAACTGTCCAGTTATAAGATCCAGCTGTAGTATATGTAACCATGTTTATACCAATACTGGTTGACACTGATTGCCATGTCGGTGCAGCTGATACACCGTTTGATGTTAAAACATATCCGTTTGAACCACCTGCAATAAAACTAGTAGTACCAGTTGTTGATTGATAAGGTATACTACCTGGACTTCCTCCTTGTAGGTTTGTAACTCCCGTAGCCCAGTAAGGTGCAGCAGACGGACTTGCACTTGTTAATATAGCGCCTGTTGCGCCGCCGCTTAAAAATGCAGTTGTGTCAGGAGCAGACTGATACGGCAATGATCCAGCCGATCCACCTGCTAAATTTGGAACAGTTGAAACGTTGCCGATAGGTGACCAACTTGGCGCAACTCCGGCTCCGTTTGACGTTAGAACATAACCTTCGTTGCTCGGATTTAAGAATGCAGTTGTACTAGGAGAGCTTTGATAAAGAACACTGCCTGTAGCACCTCCAGATATTGAATTTGCCAGTGCCCCAATATTTGTAATACTAGTATTAAAATTTAACCCTGGTCTGATTTTAGCAAATCCAGATATTGCTGGATCTGGAGTAAACTCGGCGTCTTTGCTAATAATGCCAACTAATGTTCCGCCAATTATTATTCGCCATATCTGATGAGATGCAGCAACATCATCAGTTACTCTAACAGCTTGGAGACTACTATTGCTAGGCAGAACTGGATTTTCTGGATCTGCATTTACTGAACTACCGAGCGGGCCAACTAATAACCATTCTGTTCCTGTTCCTACGAATACTTGATCATTTACTGTATCGTACCAAAATGTACCAGGACTTAATGTTGCAGCATCTGGTGCAACTGTAGCTGATATTACATTTCCAGCTGATACCCATCCTGACCCATTATATATTTTTAATATACTGTTCCCAGTGTCATACCATGTCTGACCTGTTACAGGATTATCTGGCTGTGTAGCTCTTGCAAAATTTTGCATAATCCATAACATATTCTCATTAACCGGTTGTCCATAATTTAGATAACCATCACCAGGAAATTTTATACTTGCACTTCCGGTGTCAAGAACTCCGTCTGCAACTGAAACTAAAAGAGAACCATTATAGTTGTAAATATTTGTAACCATTATATTGAAACCTCAGCATTTGTTATTGATATTTACCATATGTATTATCAATGAATTTCATAAAAAATTAGTTTCTTTAAAAATAAAAAATTTAAGCAGTTTGTATTCTTATTGTATAAACAATTTCAAGCTGACGATTTAATGATTTTTGTATTGGCGAAAATACCACATGTGTTAATAAATATCCGGTATTTTGTCCGATAGGATCAGATGCTTTTAGACCTATTTCATTAAAAACATAATTCCCTGTTAATGTAGTTGCATTATCAAATGCTTCTTGTCCTGCAGGTTCTTCAAGACCTAAATTACATGTAACTATTATATCACTATAAGTTAGTCCATTTGTGTGTGCTGTTTTAATATAATTATTTGTTGGATCCATGTTATATGGGCTTAAATCGTTAACTACTTTAAAATATGTTTCATTATATAGTGCTGCATTGATACCTATTACATTTGGAGGCAAATAAGTAATAACGCCGGTTCCGCTTACAATTGCTGCACCATTCCCAAAAACCATTTCTTGTATCCATCCATCAGGACGATTAGCAAGCGTTTTAGCTAGACTAATTGAAAATGTTTCATAATTTATTGCATTCTTTTTCTCAACTAAAACCACAGGAGCATGTGAATCAGTAACGTCAGATATCTTTATCCATCCTTGAATTTTATTTTTTAAACTATCGTTATACATTTCTGCCCTTCTTTATTTCACTAATTAAAATCTTTTATTGATTAAAACTTCACCTGTTTCTTTTTCAGCAATTTTAAGATTGCCGTATATAAAAAGATGCGTGTTTTCGTCTGGTAAAATATCCAATTCTGGGTTATCAGGTTGTTTTTCTTTATGGTCATCCATGATTTATTTAGCCTTTAGTCCCAGTATGATCTAGCAAAAAATTTGCCATAGTTGATTTATTCCACTGTAACCCATAATATGACGGTTCCCAGTTATATCCTGTTGGTAATTTAACCCGATACCCAGCGTCTACTATAACATCGCCAACTTGATGGCAAACTGTTGTTGTAGTGCTATTTTTGTACCAACGTGTGTACTTAACATTTCTGTAACCATTTGTTGGTGCATTAAATATATTAACATATCGGCCGGTTGCTATATCATTGTTAGCTATCCCTTGATCGGTCCATTTGTTACCATTCCACAACCATAGATGGCCGGTGTCAGATGCAATAAAACAGTCGTTAAGTGGACCAGTGTACGATGTTTGCCATCCAGGTATAGATGTTTTATCAGACACAAATCCAATTAATGTTATGTATAAAATTTCATAGTCGACACTTGGAATTAACATAACTCCATCAACAAAAACAGTTTCTCCATATTCAGATGATACTGTATCAACAAGGAAAAATGTTTGTGTGCTATTTCCATTCCAGAATTTAACTTCATATTTGTCGTCTGGATTTCCACTGGTTACATTTGCATTTCTAATTAATCCTGTTAAAAGCGCACGTTGTGGATATGAAATTGTTGGACTTTGTTCAATTTGACTAAATCCAATTAATTCATTGTTTATATAC